TCTCCTGGCGTTTCGCGAACCCCCAATTGAATTCGCGCAGGACCATCTTCTTCACATGGTCATAATGGAGCTTGCAGTTCCGTGATAGTTCCGTGTTCTCGTCCAAACTTTGAATACTGCCGCCGCCGATGTACGACAGCGCGAGGTTGCAAATGTCCGTACCGGTCATTTTCTCACCGCCTATAAGAAAAGCGGGGGCTCACGCCCCCGCCTGTCTATTAAATTTTCCTGACCAAGTCCACCAATTCGGTTTTCGTCGCCTGGTCGCTGTAGGTAACCCCCGCCAGCTCCAACCGCATCCGCAGTTCGTTGGCCGACAGGTCGTTCAAGCTGCGGCCGCTGCCGGCCTGGGACAGGGGAATCCCCTTGTCCTTAGACATCAAGCACTAGACCGGCAGTGACATTGCCGGTGGTCAGGGACGTACCAGCAGCCACATCCAGACGCAGGTATTTCTTCGCCCCTTTCGGGATCTTCACACTCAGGTTTTTCGTGGTCGTGGCGATGTCCAGGGTCACCAACGTGGTGGAGCTGGACATGTTTTCCGAGTCGGACGTCTTGAGCGCCACCGTTGCCGCCGAAGACACAGCGGTATGGACCTTAACAGCCAGCCACAGCGGATTGGCGGCATCGCCTCCGGCCCCGTTTACCACCACGTCCGACACCTGCGCGGTGCCGGTCAGTGCGGTTTTATCAAAGAACATAGTTTGATCATCGAAAATCATAATTCATTTACCCTCCCTTACGACAGTTTTGCTTCGGTTTCTTTGATGGCGTCCACCTTGAACACCGGAATGCCGGACAACGCCAGTTGCGGCGGCGCGTTCAAGAGTTCCTGCCGGGTCACATGGACATTGTTCTTGTCCACTAGGTAGGTTTCCAGCATGGAGTACACGCCGTCGGACACATACCAGTTGAACTTGCCCGCGTCGATATTGCGGATCCGGTTCTTGGCGTAGATGAACTTCTCGATCATCGCCAGCTTGTTGGCCGACGTGAGGGACGTCAACGCCGAAGCGTCGATGTTGCGCACCGCGGCGATCTGCCGCGGATCGCGCACCGCCAGGCCCACCTTCCAGTTGAACAGGGTCACCAGCGCCTGGAAGTCGTTGCCGTCGCCGTCCTGCACGGCCATTTCTCCCAGGTCGCGCATCTTCAGTCCCGCCTGGGTGTTCTTGGGGTAGATCCCCGCCACGTTCCGCTCGCCCCAGCCGACCAACCAGGCCGAGGTATTCACCGCCGAGTTGTTGCCGGTGGCGTTGATCACCTGGTAGCCGACATCGCCCTTGGTGCTGGAGAAGGTCGCGTAACGCACGCCCAGGCCGTTGAACTCGTCCGGATCCGTGTCCGAGTCGCCGTAGAACATCATGGATGCCACCGCTTGGGCAAACCCTTCGGTATGGGCCGCATCCTCGGACCGGCGGAAAGCTTCTTTGTCCGGCTGCAGGCCGAGCAGCTCGATGTCCACCTTGCTGCGGTCCTCCAGGATGCAGCAGGTGTCGGTGATTTGCTTGGTGGTGGATTTGCTGGCCGCCACCCCGCGATTAATGCGCCGTTTGGACGGCGTGGGAATGGACGTCCGCTGGGTGGTCTGGTTGCCGGTGGGCAGGTTCCCTTCCAGCCACAGCATCTGCTGCAGGATCGGGTTGGACTGGGCCAGGGTTTCCACGATGTAATCGATGGACCCGTCGGGCGCCGTGCGCAATCTCCAATCATTTAAGGTTAATGCCAGGTTTCCTACTGTTGCCATAATTCCTCATCTCCTTAGTATTTACTGAAATCCGTGTTGCTGTAGATTGACGCCTGCTTGGCAGCGCCGCTGGTTGTACCATGGCCGCTGTCTTCGGACAGGAGCTCCCCCAGCAGGGCGAAGGCCTTTACTACTTCCACCCGGTTGCCGATGCCGGTCTCGTTCAGCACCGTCCGGATGTTGGGGATGTCTTTTTCCAGCCGCTCCACCGCAATGCCGCAGCGCTGCAGGGTGCTGTCAAACTCTTTCCCCAGGGTTTCCTTGGTCTGCTTTCCCCATTCCTGCACTTCCTCCGCCCGCTGCTGTTGCAAAGCCGCAACGGCGTCCTGGGCGTACTGGATGCCGTACTTGGCGATCTCGTTCGCCTGTTCCGTCGGTACGTTGGCCGCCCGCAGCAGTTCGCTGAATTCATTGGCCCTGGCTTCGTCATAGTGCTCACCCGCAAGCTCGGTAAAATCGTATTGAATCGGCTCGGTTGTCGTTTCCGTTGTTTCTTCCCCTGTCGGTTCAGCTGCGGTGGTCTCCTCAGGTTCGGCGCTATCCGTGCTATTGTTAGCGCCGCCCATCAAGGTTTCATCCGGCATAGTCAGTCATCCCCTTTGCTTTCGTTGATCAGTTCATTGTACTTATCGTTCACCTGTGAGTATTCCAGTTCCGCCTTGTGGTAGAGGGCCAGGCCTTTCTTGCTGGACTTGATTTGCGTCAAATAGGACAGCGCCACCGACCGGACCCCCTCGTTGAAGAAGGTCTGGGAATTCCCGGTGAAGGTGGTGCTGAACAGCCGGCACATATCAAAGAGACGCATCATGAACCAGCGGCCCTTCTTGGTGGCCATTACGGTTAATAATGCGTCTTCATCCAGGTTCTTGATATAGTCTTTTTTGTTGATGGCCAGGCGGTTTCCCTTTTCCGTGGTAATTGCCCTCATCGCAAACCTCCCATGCCCAGCCATTCCGCGATCGCCGGGTTGCCGTCATTGGCGGCGTCCGTCAGGTTCTTCGCCGCCTGGGCGGCCGGCGCGGCCTGTCCCATTAGTTGCATTGCCGCCTCGTTCTGCTGCTGCTGGGCCACGGCCTGCTGCTCGGCTTCGAACAGCTTCTGCGCCTCCTCGTTGCTGCGGATCATGACCGCCGGTGCTCCCAGGTCGTTCATGTAACGGTCGACGGTCTCGAACGGTATCAGCTTGTGCCGGACTTCCGGGAACAGCTGAATCATTTGGCCAACAAAGGCCACCCCCTGCTCGATACTGGTCAATCCATTCATCTTCTGTGCCTGCGCCAGGGGCGACGTGTACTCGATCTTCACTTCCTCGTCCGCCAGCAGCTGCAGCACTTCGTCCGGGATCGGCGGAAACAGTCCGGCCCGATCCAGGATGTTATAGGTCCGTTCGATGATGGGATTGAGGAATTCGTACTGCAGCCGCTCTACCATCGGCCCCAGCTGCTGCAGCTTCTCCTGCGTCCGTTCCAGCACTTCGCGTGCCGTCATCGTATTGGATCCCAGCGCGTCCAGCATCAGAAACAGATCCGCCGAGTAGGCCCGTTTGATGGAATCCTCGGTGCGCAGGATCTTGGCGTCCAGATGGGACAGGTCCATGTTCACCGCGAACAGCGGCTTCACCACTTCGTTGGTGTCGTTGATGGTCACCCCGCCGGGGAACAGGTTCACCGTGTCCGATAAGGACGACGGCACCTGCATCGGCGGCTTCACCGCCAGCTCCACTCCGGTCAGGTAGTCCAGCGACAGCTTCTGCAGCATCTTCGCGTCGTCCAGGGCAAACCAGCCAGCCCCTTTGGCGTACGGTTCCAACCCCACCACCATGTAGCGGGCCGTGGGGATGGCCCATTCTTCGAATCCGCCGACATACAGGTATTCTCCTGCCCCGCTGCCTTCCACCCACTACACTGAGGTATAAGGCATGTTGCGGCGTCCGGCTTTGTTCGCGATCCGCTCTGTGTTTGGTTCCACCAGCCAGATCACTTTGTACTTGATGCGGTACTTGCTGTTGTTCTTGAGCGCCTCCCGAATGTTGCTCGGCAGGTTCTCCTCCCCAAACTGTTCCCGCATCTGCTCAGCTGTCATGTAGAACTTGCGGCAGAAGGTGTTAACGTGGCCGTCAGCCCCTACATCCAAGGCGTAGGTGCCGATGGTGTACGGCACGAACTGCACCCCGGTCTTGGGGTTCTGAAACACAGCCATCGGGCACTGTCCATACGGCAGTTCGGAATAGACGCTGAACACGGCGTTGTAGAAGTTGGACTTGGACAGCACCGCCATCAGGATGTCTTGCCGCTCGTCCAGCACCTTGCCCACGTCAGTGTTCGTCTGCAGACGGCGGTTGGAGCAGGCCAGCTTGAACCACTGCCTTGACGGCGGCGTAAGTCCCGACATGACCCCGGCGGCGAACACCTGGGCCGATTCCCAGGCCACGCCGTTGACGATCTTTGTGGTGTAGGTCTTGCTCTTATCTTCCGTTTCGTCGAAGTCGCCGATAAACGGCAGCTCGTAGTCCCGGATCTGTTTCCACCGGTCGACATACGCCTCGCGCCGTTCAAACAACTGATCCACCCGGGCGTTCAGTTTGGTCTTGTCCGGCAGCTTGGTCTGTGCCGGTTTGCCGGTAGTCGGCGACCGCGCCAATATTGTGTCCATTCAATCACCCCAATGTTTTTTGCTTTTCACATTGCAACCTGTATCCCTCAAGCTCCCAAACCTTGTTCACCGCCTCTTCGCGGGAAATCTTCTTACCAATCTCCATATCGAAGTTAGCAGGATCCACGCACGCGGCGGTGCCGACGATTTCGAATCCGTTCGCTAATGTCAGCAGGCATACTAAGGTTTTCTTGCCCATCCTTTGATACTGTTCACCCACGATTGCCTGCTCAATGTCCCGGTTGGTTATTCTGATATCGCTCACTGTCTCTTCACCCCAACGTTTTCTTGCCTTCGGCGCTGCCGAGGATAGTACTGGATGTATTGGTACTGGAATACCCTTTCTTTTTCTTCTTCTCCGCTGCCACCGCGGCGTCCGCCGATTCATCCCCGTTGGCCACCGCTGTCGGCGTCACCGTGGTTGGCGCCGGATCCGCGGCTTTATAGTCAGGCGTACTCACTCTGCACATTCCCATTCACCCCTCTGTTTGTTGCATCTATCAAAAAGGGCTGTAGCTCGTATTGGCTACTGCCCTTCTTTTCACCCGATTGTTCTTGGCTGCCACCGGCTTGGCGAAGGTCAAGGCCAATCCGTCCGCCACGTCCGGGGAATAGCCAATCCGCTCCTTGATCTTGTCCTTGGACTCCAGCTGGATCCTGCCGCTTACGTCGTAGAAGTATTCCGGCATGGACAGCTCTGCCCGCAGGCGCGGATGCTGCGGCAGGCCGCCGCCGCTCTCCAACCACTGCCGCAGCTTGTCCCACATCTCCGCCCGGATGTTGACATACTTGTCCGGCTTGATCGCCTTGGACCCGAAGGGAACTTCGATCACGTTCTTGTAGCCCAACTGCCGCAGCCGATCGATGACGCCCTCTCCTCGCCCGGCGTCAATGAACACCGCGTCCGGGTTCCGTCCGTTGATCTCGCTGGCCACCCGGTCGGCGAAAGCCATGTTGTCGATGTTGCGCAGCACGATTGGTTCGTAGGCGCACAATCCTTTGCGCGGGAAGATGACGCAGCTGTCGTCCCCGAACCGGGCAACGTCCACGCCAAACACCAGCGGCGCGTTCTCGATGTCCTCCGCTACAATGCGGCGGTTCATCCCTTCGGTCACCAGGTCGATGGGGATCAGGATGTTGGACGCGGACGCGGTGAAGTCGCAGTACAACTCCTGGCGGATCGCATCCTCGGTCATGTCCGCCTTCATCGATTCCAGTTCTTCCGCCGGGATGATCCCGGTTTCCTCCACGGTGTACAGGCAGACGTACCAGCCTTCGCTGCTGAGCGCTTTCTGGTAGATTTCGTAAAACTGGTTCTGCCCGTGCGGTGTGCCGATGAACACCGCCCAACCCTGGCGATCGGACAGGGCCGGCCGCACGATCTCGTTCCACAGCTCCGGTTTGATCTGGGCGTATTCGTCGATGATGACCCCGTCCAGGTAGATACCGCGCAGGGAGTCGGGGTTGTCCGCGCCGACGATGTAGATCCGCGCGCCGGGCCGGTTCTTGTGCAACGACGGCAGCTCCACGTACAGTTCCGATTCGTTGACTTTCGCCCCGGGGATCACTGAGGTGTAGAACTTCAAGTAGTTCCAGGCGATTTTTTTGGCTTGCGTCCGAAATGGCGCGACGTAGGCGAACTGCGGCGCTGGCAGATTGCACAGCAGCGCCTTCTTGATGATGTGGTTCACGCTGCCCACGGTCTTGCCGAAGCGGCGATGGGCGACGATGACAGCGAAGCGGATGTTCTCCAGGGCTGGGTGGATGGTCTGCCGCCACAGGGGCCGCGGCGTGTAGGGGATGGTGATGACTTTACCCATCGCCATCCCACCTGAACGACAGCGGGCCACCGGCCGCGCCGGTCACCTCTACTTTGTTGATATAGTCCCCATCGATCTTGGACAGTTGGTCGCACGCTTTGAGCCGGTCTTTCATCTCGTTTTCCTGGTTTGCGACGACTTCTGTCAGGAATGCCTGGCGTTGTTCCCGGTTCATGATGTGCTTTTTGATAACGCGATTTGCCTTGTTGGACCGTTCTTTCAGCGCTTTTTGTATTTCAACATTCTTCAACAGCCTGGAACCTTGCGATTGTGGCTCTTTATACCCGGCGATTCTAGCTGCTTCCGTGGCGTTGCCTGTATACGCCTCAACAAATTTCCGTTGCATTGCATTGAGTTCCGCCACTTCTTTCACCTCACTTCCGACAAGCCAGCGCAATTCCAATGCAGGCGGCACCCAGTCCTGCGAATAACGCTCCGCCGATCAGATTTATCACCAGCAGTATGTTCTCGGTCATCGCAGCGACCTCAGTTCTTGGATCTTTAGCTGCAGCACCTGCTTGGCCGCCTGGTACTGCGCCTCGCGCCCTTCCAACTCTGCCTTTCCCATGATGTAGATCGCTTCGTCCGCCTGCAGTTTGTCCGCGGCCACCACCACCGCCGGCGACGCCTCAGCCATGCTCTTGACGATAGTCGGCGTGCCTTCTCCCCGGTTCATTACCACTGCCCGGGCCAGCGCCCGCTTGTATTCTTTGTCCGCCATCTTGAAGGAAATCTCATACGATGCCACCATTTGGCTCTTTAACATTACTTCGTTGGATAAGGCCGTGACCAATCGTTCCAGCTCGCCCGGCGATAGGTCTGTTGGTATTTCTGTTGGTATGCTGCTCATGGTAATCCTCCTAATAGCACACGTCTTGCCACGATCTCGTGCAAGATCCATCGCTCAATGTGCCCGCTGTGTACTTGTCCGTGGCAGATGGCGCACAGACAAATCAGGTTTTCCGCTACGTCTCCGCCCCCGGCTCCTCTGCTCTTGATGTGGTGCACCTGTAAACTAGAACGGCCACCGCAGTATTCGCAGTAGCCGATCGCCCGTATCTTCTCTATGGCTTTGTTGTCAATCACTCTCGGCTGCTTCGCTATCACTTCAGTACTGCTCCCGGTTTTTGCGTCAATGCACCATGCTTACGTTCCAGGTTGGTCGACGTCTCAGGTTGCATCCCTTTCTGGCTGCCGATGCAGTCTTTGCACCGTTCAATCTCAATGCGATTGGCCTGGCACAAGCCGCTTTGTTTCTTGTCCAAGCAGATTTTGCTTTTGCAGTACACGTCTGTCATGCCGCGTCCTCCTTCATGCCAACAGAAAAGCCGCCCCCATCGGAGCGGCTCAGCCATGTTACTATACTATCACATTTTTTCTGGGGTTATAGACCAGGTCTAAAACTAAAATTTGCAGCGGATCTTATCATCTTTGGCCAAGCGCACTGCCAGTATGATGATTTCATTCCACATCTTTTTCAGTTCGTATTCAGCAGGAGGCCTGCCCATGGCGTCAGCATATCGCTGTTGCACTGGCGTTATCCAGTTCGGCCGCCCCCCATTCGGGCCTATATAATAACGGCACTCCTGCCGCAGTTCAATCAGCAGCCGTTTCTTTTGGCCAACGATGCACATCACCAGTTCCACTACTTTCAGCCATCGCGCTGTGCAATTGTTGTCATGTCCAGCCAAGGCCATTGCCAACGCCTCCGTCGGCCTGCCGATCACCGACGATCTTCCGCCCCCGACGTTCTCATCCTTGTCTTTCGCCCCTGCTTCTATCTCTATCCGGCGCTGATCGTGATCTTTCTTCCGTTGCTGATAATGAATTATCCAATCGCCAGCTATATGATTTTCGGCGCGAAATACTTTCTTGATATCTTGTGCTTCGACTAATTGCTGGCCGCTTACGATCACTATTGCATCACCCCCGCTTGTACTTCGCGATGGCGTCATTGCGCCGATCCAGTTCTTCCTTGCTGCCGCAATATCCCCAGCACACATCAATCTTCGGACTGTTCCACGCAAAATAAGGGACAGTAAACGCTTCGCATTCTTTATTCACCCACAAGTGGCAGGTATGGCACTGAGCTCCAACCGGTATTGTGTATTTCTTTTTCTTCATACTTTCATCATCCTTCCAGTTTCTTTCTTCCTGTAATGCCTGCAATTGCCACAATGGCCATAATCACCAAGATAATTCCCAGCACCGCCCCCGCTGTCACTAAGCCGAAGCCGACGCCTATTCCGATTCCTGTTATTAGTAGATCAATCATCTTCCTTTCATCTCCTTAAGCGCCAACTTCCTGATCTTCCTAAGATTATCCTCAACCAACTTCTTGTGCGGCCAACGCCCTTCGTACTCAAGATATTTCCAGTAATACTTTTCCTCGCCTGTCCGCTTTGCTTCCGCCTCAGCCTTCTTTCTTGCCTGGTCCTCGTCTGTCTTCACCGCAGCCAGAAGCTTCTGTTCCTCCTCTATTTCAGCCAACAGGAACTTGATTACATCAAGGTTACTCACAATATTTCAGGCCACCTTTCTTTGCACCATTCTTCAAAATAGCAATTGTTACACTCGTCGCTTCCATCTATGTCGATTTTGTAAGTGATGCACCCTTCAACGTCTTTGGCCATCCTATCCATCGCCTGAACAGACAACTCCCCCAGCCGTTGCAGTTTATCTTTGATCATAGTTTTCACCCGCTATCTCTCATATTTGACCAGATAATAAACGAGATTGCGGCTAGCGTGACTATCGCTCCGACAGAAACTCCTGCTGCAAAGCTCGTTACGTTAAACTCGATCGACACCTTTACTCACCACGCACCTTTCGCTCGCCGTGTTCCATGTATGTGTCCCTAACCCACCCTGCACCATATCCAACAACGCTCTTTACCACAATATACCTCCTAGATACAGGCCCAGGTTTTGGTGATGGTGGTCTTGGTGGCGACTTTTGCGTGGTTATTCCGCCTCTATCCATCTCTACTCACGCCCCCTTCCAATCACACAGCACTTCGTGATCGCTATTCATCCCCCGCAAATATTCGCAGCCGTCGCAGTCCCGGTCATAGTCAACTTCCCCATCTTCCACCGGGCAATAATTGACGGTAATCCTAGTTGCTCGATTGATCATTTTTCATCCCTCCCCATCCTGGATTGTCCATAATCCCCTTAACCTTCCTAATGTCATCCCGCAGCTTCATGTTCGGGCAAACCTCTTTGCAGCGCTCAGCGTGTTTCTTCGGGTCTAAGTCGCAAGTTTCACACAGATCTAAACTCACCTTGCAGGCGGAGTACATGACCTCATACAGATTGGCTATGTGGTCGATCAATCGTTGCTTATCCCAGCATTCTATCGCGGTTTCTATTTTCTCCCGCTCATTTCCCATCCTGCACCGCCTCCACATAACCTTTCTCTGTCCATACCGTTGGCGCATACCGACCTAGTTCCTTGCCGGCCATTGTTGCAGGCTGACCCGCCTTGCGAACAAACCCCATAGCGCCGGCCACGGTTTCCGCCTTTTTAGTCCAAACCCAAATCTGTCCTTTTTGTGCAACTGCTTTCACACTATCCGCCCCCGTTTCTCCTGCAACTCTCGGATCATTCCTTCGTTGAGCGACCTCGATTGCTCAAACGTTTCTCTCCGCATCATCACAGCATTACCGCCCAACACCCAGGCAACCGCAATCACAATGAACATTGCCACCACAAATTCTCTCATCCTATTCGCCCCCATT